GTTCTGCCATTGCTTGATCATTGCCAGGGACAAGTAGTGATTAAGTTCGTCGAAGCACGGGATCACGTAAGGACCCACCTTGCTATCTATCCCACCCGGCAAAAATCCCATGTCCTTTCCAAGACTCACCAGGGGTCGAGCTATAATTAGCTTGTTCAAGTGTTCAGCGCGAATCATCTGTACAGCAAGACCTATCGCTACGTGCGTCTTTCCGGTACCGGGTGGTCCGTGAACGAACGTGATGTCGCTGTTTCGCATCGCTCGTATGTAGGTGGACTGACCGGGTGTCCTAGCCTTTAATTCAATAGGCTTGTAACCAGAGTCATTATCCTTAACTTGCCGCTTCTCTTTCCGAGACATAGCCACCTTCCTACGATATCGTGTCATGTTGGTTTGTTGTTCCTGTGGTATAAAAACGGGGCGAGTGTTGGCCCGCCCCGTTTTGTTTGAAACGTCACTATCCTACCGGACGTGTGTTATCGCTTCCGCGAAGTTCGGCCAGCTTCGGCTTCTTCCTTGCTCACGGTTTTCACACCGCTGTCTTCCTTCTTCATGAACAGTTTCATCTGTTCCTGAATGACATCCATGCCGGGGTAATCGAAAGGCGTCAAGCAGTCTTCCGACTTTGGTGCGAACCAGGAGAACTTTCCTTTCTCCACGTACTGTGATCGCAAAGTCATCGGAACACAGAACCGTGGTTCTGTGACACCCTTCGGTGCCTTACCTGCGGCGATTGCTTGCTGAGTCACCGGCAAGTAGTTGTTGATGTTGCTGGACTCAACTCGACCGCTGGCATTGCCCGCGAAGAATTCGTAAAACTGACCCGTGCTGCGCTCGTAGACCAAGTAAGCTGGTCCGTAAGCACAACCGCTGTCCTTCACATGGTCAGCCATTTCGACAATGCGTTTGAATTCGGAGGAACTTGGATCGTTCGACACGATCAAGTTGTCTGTGTCCGACATGTCGATAGCTTTCGGCTTACGCCAAATCACCAACAGATCGATGCTCTCGCCAAGGTCCGTGACCTTCTCAGCGCCAAGGGGTACTCCGAAGTGCCCTTCTTCGATCAGCTTTTTCTTCACCAACTTTCCACCACTGAAAAGCTGGATTCGCTTCAGAAACTTTGAACCCTGCGACAAGCTATCACTGTCGATCAAAGCTTTCGATGCTTCGTCACCGATGACGCCGCTAAAGAGTGTTCCAAGTTGTTGGCTGACCACTGCAAGTTCGTTCTTCTTACTCATACTGATGTCTCTCTGATTTCTGGTTGTTTGGCAGGAACATCCTGCCTAAGTCTATTGTCTACCGTTTGCATTCCTTTCCTCTCGCATTCTCCGTAGTTCCTCTAATTCTTCATAGCGTTGCCTCCCAATGATTTCAAGTCTTTGTCGTCGAGATAAATGTGTCTGAGTCTTCCTGACTTTTTCAATCCTTTCCTCCTTGTGCAAATTCAAAACCCATTCCAGCATTAGCTTCGCGCCTTGCTGTGCGGTTTCGGCTCCTTCGCTGACGATCAGTTGCGATACGTTTTCAAGTGTATCCAACTCTGTGAGTAAATCGTCCATCCGTTGCAGTCTTGGCGTTATCTGATTCAGAATTGAATCAGTTGCAGTGCGGATTCCTTGTTGTTGTTTTGACAGGATGAATCGGCCCACAGCCAACTCGAAATCCCGTATCGTTGTTTTTCTTTGTTTGGCCCTTCGTATCTTGTGTGCTTCACCGTAGAATTCATCTTGAAGACGTAAGTCGATTCTAGCGATTGCCATTGCCTTGCCAAGGCACAATTTTCCTTCGCGAACTTCCCTCTTGATCGGAGGGGTTAGATGCAGCAGCTTCAATCTGTCGCTTACCCATGAAGGTCTCTTTCCTACCAGGACACCGATCTCAGCCATCGTGGTACGAAGACCAGCTTCTTCACGAAGCTTGACCATTCGTTGAACATGATCGGCGAAATCAATGGGATTTGTTTCGTACCTGACAGCGTTGGCATGAATCTGTAACTCAAGGACTTCGTTGTCGAGGGTTCCTACCCTAATTATAGCTGGTATTTCAGGCAAGTCAAGTAATTTCGCTACAGAAAATCTCCACATGCCGTCAATCACTTCGTAGTAGCCGGGACGCCGGGGGTGTGGCCGCACGAGTATGGAGTTTAGAATCCCCTTGTCCTTGACGGAATCCATGAGTTCCATAAACTCGATACTATCCTCCATCACGGGGCGCAGTGTGATCCAGGGTGGTACCAGTAGCCCGGTTTTGATTCGCTCGACCGGGCAGTTTTGAGGGTTGGAGGTAATCATGGGTGGGGTCAAAGTAGGGTCAAAATCTCATTTCATGCATATTTGACGATGATTCTAGGGCATTTGCTGTAGTATTTTGATCTTTGATGTCTTTGAGGGGACTCATGAAACACTAAAATGGTGACAATCAAAGGTCGTTTTACTACAGCACAATAGGGCGGGTCAAACTCCCTAGCCATTATTTTCATCGCAACTCGTTCACTCGAAATACGTTGGAGCACAAAAGTGGGGTCAAAATGCCTCCCGCGCGGAGTACCGATTGTGACGATTTATCGCGTCGTGACGATTGTAAGGTGACAAAATTGTCGGATTGTTTCCTTGACAACGAACGTTCCGTAGGGTATAATTGTGCTGGATACCAAATTCAAATCCAAAGGTACATCATGTCCAATCCCCTGATCAGCGAGGCGTTGTCATCTTTCTTATCGACAACCCCAGTCAACTTTGCACAGGATATCACTAGCCGTTACTCCTTGGAAATGGAATGCCAAATCAATGTCAGTCCAGAAGATGGGGAGCCAGTTTTCGAGGGAACGAAACGCATCAACAATACTTGGTCCTGTAACTCGCCCGACTTCGGGTCCTACAAATTCTACCACATTCGCATCCCAAAGCAAGCGATGTCGGAGCCTTATTTTGACGACAGGCCAATTCCATACCCGCTCGCCCGACACATGGAATGCTGTGGAATGACTGGTTGGAATTGGACCCGGCGTAAATCAATCTGGGTTGCCTTCGACATTGATTCCATCACCGGGCATGCTGCCGGTGTTGGGGTCACCGACGAAGACCTTAACGAAGTTCGTAAACGAGCCTCTGAAATTCCGTGGCTCCAAGTCCGTCGTTCAACAGGCGGCGCAGGTATCCACCTGTACGCCTACTTTGATCCTGACAACCTCCCCGAAACAGAGAACCATACGGTCCACTCTGCTGTGGCTCGTTGCGTCTTGGGTCTGATGGAACGAGAGGCTGGGTTCGACTTCCGTGGTAACATGGACGTGTACGGTGGGAACATGTGGGTCTGGCATCGCAAGATCACACCCGACAATCAAGGTCTGGCAATCATCAAGGACTTTGAAGACTTCGTTCCCAAGCTGCCCGACAACTGGCGGGACAATATCGAAGTAGTTGGCGGTAAGCGAGCCAAGGTTCAAGTCCGTGGTGTCGGTGCCGAAGAGTACGACGCCTTCGATAAGCAAGCGTCTGCCCGCGTGAAGGTTCGCGTGGACGAGACACATAAGCAGATTGAAGAACGTATCGAGACGCTTGGTTATTCAATCATCTGGATTCCAGACCATCATTGCTGGCAAACCCACGTCCGGGCTTTCCAAGATTTGCACGAGGAATTTCCCGGTGAGTATGTTGGTATATTCAAAACTCTGTCACAGGGTAAGGACCCCGGTAAGCCAAACTGTTTCGCGTTCCCGATGGTTGGTGGCGGTATGCGTGTCACCAAGTTTGGCCAAGGAGCCAAGGAACACGAGACGTGGCACCAGGACGGCAGCGACTGGACATGGACCTATTTCAATCGAGCACCGAGTCTTCGGGAAGCTGCTTCTATCTACGGTGGGGTGGAAGACCCAGATGGTAAAGGCTGGATTTTCAGTGACCTGAAGGATGTCTGCTCCACAGTGCGGGCGCTAGGGGACGAGCTACCTGTTGAGGAAGCTTGGATGGAACAAAATGGCGAGAACAAAAGAAACGTCCTGTTGCGACCGAACAAACAAAATCAACTTGTCATCGAAATGGACAAGCTGAAAGACGAAAAGACTCCGAAGGGTTGGATTGAAAAAGGCAAGAAGTGTATCAAGCTGATTCGCGGTGCCAATACAAACCCAACTCAGAGCGAGGAAGAAACAAATCTTGATGACCGCGTGCGAGCGGTTGTCGATACCAACAATGAATTCTCCCAGTGGGTTCTGTTGAATGAAGACGGGGAATGGGTATCTCAGCCGAAGGATAACATCCGATCAGCCTTGAAGGTATGGAACCCCGATAACGGCGAAGAGATTCTTGGCAAGCTGGTCATCCAAAATTGGAAGCTTGTCAATGTTCCCTTCCAGCCAGAGTACCTTGGTAACCGCCGATGGAATAAGCACGCGCCACAGTTGGCTGTGTCGCCATCGGAAACAGGCACACCCCATCCACACTGGGATATGGTGTTGGATCATTGCGGACAGGACTTGGACGAAGTGCTCAAGACCAACAATTGGTGTCGAGAGAACGGGATTGTCACCGGTGCCGACTACCTGTGCTATTGGTTGTCATTCACCATTCGTGACCCCTATTGCAAATTGCCTTACCTGTTTTTCTATGGGCCACAGAATAGTGGCAAGTCGATTCTGCACGAAGCGGCCAGCCTATTGATGACCAGCGGTGTTCAACTAGCCGATGAGGCTTTGAAGAACGCGGGCAACTTCAACGGCGAACTTGCCGGGGCAGTGCTGTGCGTGGTCGAGGAATGTAACTTGTCGTCAGCCAATACGCTCGCGTACAACCGAATGAAAGCTTGGGTTACAGGCGAGGATATTCTGATCCATCCAAAGAAACAGCAGCCATACATGCTGAGAAACACGACGCACTGGATTCAGTGCGCCAACGACAAAGGGTACGTTCCGATCTTTCCGGGTGACACCCGTATCGTGATCATGTACGTGCCTATGCTTGACGGTCAAGAGATTCCGAAAGACACGATGCTCTCCAAATTAAAGGATGAAGCACCGGCGTTCCTTCGTACACTGCCTGATTTGAAATTGCCTCCCCCTCCCGGACGTATGCGACTGCCGGTCGTTATGACTGACAGCAAGAAAGAAGCGGAGCGAGTCACTGCCGGTTTGCTGGATGAGTACCTTGAAAAGGGTTGCCACCATATTCCGGGAGCCGTAACCAAGTTCGCTGATTTCTACGATGCCATGCAGGAATGGATGCCTCAAGATCAGAGATACATATGGACCTATTCCAGGGTCGGGGATGAATTCAGAACCAGGGACTTCTCACCGTTTGTGTTTGGTCGTGGTCTAAACAATGTTTCGTGTGTCGGTAATTTGTCTCTGAAACCAAAGCACCCTAATGAAGACTACGGTGTGGAATGGGTCAGAGTTAAACAACGTCTTGTCCGTAAAGGGTCATAGCATGGAGAAAGACAGTCTCATTCATCATCATCAGGGTCCACGGCGGTCGTGTGATCCACCAGGGGATGTTTATGCGGAGGTATTCAATTTGAACACAGAACAACCAGCACAGTCACTTCGCTACAATCACGGCAAGCCAAAGCTTTCATATTTCCGACGAAGCTTTTTCAAAGCCTTGGAAGTGATCGCGCGTATCAAGGAATTCGGAGCCGCCAAGTACGATGACGGAAATTGGCGGAAAGGCGGTAAGCCAGACCAGGAATACCTGGACTCAATGGATCGACACTTGGACAAATGGTTGCACGGTGAAACCTACGACCAAGATTCTGGGTGTCATCATCTGGGGCACGCCATTTGGAATCTGTGTGCTTTGCTTGAGTTGAACACTGAAGGCGAAGTCATCGACGAGAAACTGTTTCGAGAACGATTGGCCTTTTGGCTGGAAAAGAAACAAAATGGTAAAGAAAGTCAAACCTGATATGGAAGCGTTTCCATATCTCAGGGGCAATCCAATTGCTGCCCTGGACGTGGAGACAACAGGTCGAATTGCGGGCTACCATGAAATCATCCAGATAGCCATCGTCCCGTTGAATCTCGATCTTGAAATAGAGAATGGGATCACGCATTTCAACTACTATGTCAAACCAGAATACCCGGAGCGAGCCGAAAAAGGCGCGAGCACGGTTCACGGTTTGAAGCTGGACGAGTTGATTGTTAATGCCCCTTCCCAAGAGAAAGTCTTGATGTACCTGTTGGAGTGGTTCAGCAAACTACCACTAGGTGCCGAAAGGCGGTTGACCCCGCTGGCGCACAATTGGCCTTTTGAAAGAGGCTTCTTGTTGCCTTGGTTGGGCATGGAATTGATGGACAACTTATTCACACCGCACGGAAGAGACACGATGCAGATCGGCAATATGCTGAATGATCGTGCGTCCTTGATTGGTGCCGAAGTTCCATTCGGCTACGTGGGTCTGAAAAGCATGTGTACTAAAATGGGAATCCCATTAGAGCACGAACACGATGCACTTCATGACTCGATAGCCACAGCCAAACTGTTTAGCGCGCTGATGCGCGGCGGACTGTAAAAGAAGCGAGGCAGGGGAAATCCCCTGCCTCGTTTTTCTTTTTACTCAGTGGCTCTAAACGGGCAACCCTCACAAATTTTGAAGGTAACCTGTTTGCTTCTGTGCTCGCACTTCTGGTGTCGGCAGACATGATACGGTGTGTATGTCCCGTTCTTGTTTAGCATGACACCAGTAATTCTGAACGAGCACCCCGGACCATTTGGTTTCAGGAGCCTAGGATTATCTTCGCACGGAGTGTAGCCGTCTATTTGCAGTATCTCCACACCTTCGGGAAATTTAATCGACCCGTCAGCTTGAAGCTGCGGGACAGTTATTTTTCCTTGCGGTACTTGTGGCAACTGCACGGCAGGTTTTTTACCGCTACAACAACCCATTTTGATTCTCCTTATCCAAATACTTCTTCAAGAGAATCCGTGACTTGACTTTCCCAATCGTAATCCGCAGTGGGCTTAGTCACGGCTGTCAGACTGGCGTTTTCCGGTTCCTCACATTCTGGTGTCCAATTCTCCACACCCAAGACAACAGTACCGGCGATGATATGAGGTTGACCCACGATACCATCAATGTGCTGCTTTCCAAGTATGGATGCATAGACACCTTCAGCGGCGGACTTTGAATTGAAAAACATGACAATCAAATTGTCACCACTCGCTGGCGGCGACGAAGCGATTGGCCCGGTGTCACCCGGATTTGTCCCAAAGCCCATTCCAAGAATAACGCTGTTGACTGTCGTATACTCACGGTATTGAACATACGCAGTACACGTTTCATCTTCAGGTTCTTCTGGAAGATCATCGTATGGCCCGGCGTCATCACCCTGACCCGGACCGGGTGGAGGGGGATTAGCACCGTTCGCGCCACCCGCTGCTGCGTTGTTCTGATTGTTGGCGTTATTCTGCGCCGCCGCAGCTTCGATCTCTTTAATGACAGTTGTCTTGTCACCAAGCGGATTCTTTGTCTCAGGCACTTCAGGTTCATCTTCGCCGGGAAGCTTCGGTTCCGGTTTCTCATCATCAAGATCGGTTGGCTTTTTATCACCATGATCTTTCCGACACTTACCTAGAATATCATTTGAGTATTCGTTTGGTGTGCAGGTCAAATCTTCAAAATTGATGTTGAAATCTTCCGGGGGTGAAGGTCCCAGTACGTGACCGTCTGGTGCTTCAACGTCAACGTTCGGCCCACTGCCACCGGCATTACCGGCGAGTAGGTCTTCACGTTCTGGCCAAAGCAAGCTGACATCAATCAACGCTGGCCAAGCAAAATCATACGGTGTCTGTTCACCGGAACGAACCGGTGTCCAAGCCTCGAAATCGATTTCATGCGAATCAGAATTGTATGTAGCTTTTTCGATGATGCACTTCACCGGAACCGACGCAAAGTCAGGTAGGGTTATCGTGGCAATATCAAAAACTTCGGCAGCTAACTTGGTCAGCGGTGTGCTGAATTTCAAACGTCTCCACGTATTCGCCATACGTATCAACCAGAACGTAGCAGACTTCTGCACCAACTCCAAGATGTTGTAGATGTAGAAATCAAACGTTTGTTCTTGTGTACCGTAGCGACGAACGTTGTAGCGAAGAATGACTTTGTTTTTCTCGTCGGTGGAATAGTCAGCCTTCCAGTCGGCGACAAATTTTGTCACCAAATCTTCTGTCTCGGTGTGTGATACGACTAATGATTTTGCCATTACGTCGTCTTCGACAATCGTGAAATCTGATGTTGGTTCTTCGCTTAGGTAGATGAGACTGAATTCATCGTTCCTGAGTATGAGCGCACAACGAGCCTGAAACGCGATCTCGCGGAGCACGTCCAAAATATTCCGACGTTCCAATAATGGAAAGCTGGAAGGATAGTTGTCGATCTTGGTTCGCACGTCATTGAACGACGTGGCGTCAATCGAAAACGTAGTGTACTTCTCGATTAAGTATTCGAGAATGTCCACGGTGTTGGGTCCGACGCTCGACTCTTGAGAGACGAATATATCGTCTTCCCAACCTTCGCCCCGCCGACTCAGCAAACGATTGAACACGATCTCAGTGACCATGTAGCCGTTGTAGTCCACCAACCGAACCGTGTACAGTGACGACGGCACAGTTGTGAGAACCCGTGTCCCAGTGTCAAATGTCCGGTAAGCTGCCACACGGATAATGTCGCTCGGCAACAGGTTTGCGATGTAGATGATTTCCTCAGTCTGCACCAGGAAGACTTTGCAACCCGGCTCAGCCCAAAAGAAGTCCGCATTCGGGAACGTGGCCAAATAATCCCAACCCAACTCAGCCCGATCCTGGTCCATATCAGGAGCATCGCAATTCACCACAGTTGATGGTGGAGTAGGTGGAGTTTGCGTAGGACCACCCCATCCCGCGCTTGTGACGTGAATACAGTTGTAGTTCACGATTGGCGGCACGGTGTAGTCAGACGCTTTGGGATGCGTGTACCCGTCCACAACGAATGTCGTGGATGGATTTGTGCTGGTCCCATCGAATTTACCATGAACGCGAGAACCACAGATATCCAAAGTGATTGGAGTTCCTTGTGGGAATATCTCACCCCGGATGATTTCAATTTCTGGATATTGGTAACTGCGTTGCAGAGCCAACTCCGCGATCCATTCCAGACGAGTGTTGCGAATCTTGCAAACGCATCCTGGTTCCGGTCGATAGATATTCACTAGCGTGGCGTTGGCTGTAAGCCCCAGCCCGTTCGTACCACTGAAGGCATACTCCTGGTGCGAGAACACCAGAGGGCAGCACATTTTTTCCAACTGGTTCAGTTTACCTTGGAGGGTAAAGTCGTGAATTCCAAATCCTGTTTGCAGGATACCTTGGAATGGTTCGACAACTCGTAGCGCGGGCACATGGATGCATGTGCCGAACACGAGTGGCCAAGGCTTGCCGATCAGATCATCAGGGGCGAAGGGGAAGTTACCTTCCTCAATCGAGAAGCCAACTTCGGCGTCTTCGATCTTGTTGAGTACATCGAACCGCACACTTCTGTCGCCTTCGTTCCATTCGATTGGGCTACTAACTTCGCCTTTGAATAGAAGGAACTTGTCCGCGAAGGGCAGGTCCGGGAACCATTGGTAAACCCACACCGGGCGCTTGTGGATATCGTGGGTATCAAGGATAGCCTTAATGTGCCCGTCAGTGTCGTCCAGTACGAAGTTGAGTGATTGAGAATCACCGGTTGTACCCTGAGAAACACCGGTGATAGTGATGACGTTATCCAACCCACTTAGCTCAGTGATCTTGCCATTGACTTGTGGGGCATTGGTGTCTCCATCGATATCACCATAGGTGTAGATACTCCCACCTTCACTCCATTGCACTTCGATTACAATCACTGGCTCAGTCCCCAAGGTCTGGGCCACTTTTGCTTGTGCAGCAACTGACAGCGATCTCATGTTTTGATCCTTGTGTTAGAAACAGGGCTAACCGTTTAGGTATTGCCTAATTTGATCGATTAAGGCTTCGATCTCCGCTTGACCGTAAGCTTCGTATTGGTTGACCGGCTCTAAGGCATTCATGAGCAAAGCCCAATAGGCATTCCACAATAACAACGTGGCGGCATCGTTACTCTTGCTCGAATCCTTCAAATTCAAGTTGGACCTGATTGAGGGAATCGTTGCCGGGTGACGCAACCGAACGTCGTACTGCCTCGAATTCAAATGGGTTACTTGTGAAATAACCAATGTACACCTTGCCTATGTGGTCGAAGATTTTGATTCGCTCGGAATTAAAAGCATCAAAGAACGCTTGTAACTCCAATGCCTTCTCTTGGGATATACTGAAGGTCCAGATCAGTTTCTTTCGCCGGGACCGTGATTTGACATAGGCATACAGAACCCCATTCATGGATCGTTTTTTATCCATCGTCCCAGTAGGCGATAGTGAATCGCCTAGCTGGGGGTGGGGTAAATACGTGGTAACAGAAATAGCGGGATAAGGCGCTTGCATTAGGAATGTCATGCTTTATACCTCCACAACTGTTTCATCCATTTGACTCAATGATAGAACATTACAAGCGTTCACGTCAAGATACGTGCTCTCGACTTGCATTTCTAACGACAGATCATTTCGACATCGCCCGTTTCTTACCACAGGCGAGTCAGGGGTTACAATAAGACCGAACCAAACTCGGTTGTGCCAGTCTCGCAATCCAACTCGTTGACCCAAAGTATCCTCTAAGAATTCAATGATATCATCGACATCGTTGTCGGATATACCAGTGAAGTTCATAGCTAAGATTCTTTCTTTCGGCCAATCAGGATCACGGAAGACTTTCAAAGAGCCTCCCCGTGATTCTCGGTTAATCCTGTCGTATTGGTTTCTATCCCGGTCACCAAATTCCGGTGCTCTCAATGTTATTGAGGATATTGCACCGCAGATTGGTCCGACTGGATAGAAGAACAATACGTCTGATTGATGGCTGAGTACCGGTGGTACAGGTCGAATAGGAGACGTACCACCAGCGGAAAATGGTGAGTAACGCCGTGTAGCATTGCATCCACCAACTCCGATTACTGGCACACCGTCTCTGAATTGAGTCCATGTAAACGCTTGTCGCAGGTTCAACGTGCTAGTAGCAGTGAAGTTCCGCGAAAGGATTACTGTTGCCAGATGCTCCAATTCAAGCAAACTGGTCGCAGTTTTACTGAAAGCGTCCGCGCTCGCCGACTGAGTGAATACCACAGTATTCTGTCCAGACAACTCAATAGGAAAGATCGCATGTTGAGTGAACACCAGAGTATGAGAAGCAGTTAGGGTATCTCCCGCTGCCAAAACATGTACTCGGTTATTTGTCTGAACAAACGTCAGCATGCTCTCAGCCGTCAAGGCTATAGCATCGGCCTGCACCACAAAGCCCATAACATCTTGGACTAACTCCAAGGAGTTATAAGCTGTTCGGGTGAGAATATTACTCTCAGCCGATTGGGTCAGGCTCAACGCACTTGAAGCTGTGATATCAAAGTCCGCAGCATAGTGCGTAAACTGCGTTAGTTCAAGGCTGCTGTACCCAGTCCTGGTGAGGATATTACTCTCAGCAAGTTGGGTTAGTATCAGCGTGTTGCTGGCGGTCAGGTTCCTGACAACACCGGCTTCCGCCAATTGTGTCAGAACTAACACTTGGGTTGCAAATCGATTACTGGTGTCATGCTCCATCACATGACTATGCGTCAGGTAGAGTATATTCGGATTGATGATTTCTTCAATGACAAATTGTCCACCAACTTGGTAAACAAAAGTCACCGAAGAATCGCCAATCAAATAATCTTCGACCTGATAATCATTTTGTGATTGCGGACTTGCTGTTAATTCAATGATACCAGTATCGGCAACTTGTAATAGAACCAAACTATTTGAAGCTGTTAGTTCATGTACTGTCGCCGCTGCTTCATTGAGCAATAACCCAGTAGACTGGTATACCTCTTGGCCGCTCTCATCGATATTTTGTCCGCCGACTTGATACTGGCTCATAGGTTACCTCAACTAGAAGGAGATTACAGGCTTTTGATCAACCCATACTGTCGTGCTGGCTTTCGCCACAGCAATCCTTAATTTCAAAACACCTTCTTCTTCAGGCTGGAAAGTGACATCAATGTACTGTTTTACCGGGGTAGTAATACCCGTAGTAACCCAAGCTGCTGTGCTGGTTGACCAGTTTGCAGGTGTGCCAAAGAGAGGATCACTTATACGTGTTGTCTGAAACAAAGACAATGGGAACCCAGAGGTTCCAAGGTACTCTGCGATCACCCAAATATCATCGTCTTGCAACGTAACGTTATCTGTTACAAATTCAATCCGGGCAGTTACAGGAGTACCAATCGTCGTGTTGAATCTGATAATTGGATCAGATATCAGTGGCCTGAAATACTTAACTCCTGACACTGTGACAAATTTTCTTGTCGGTCCGATATACATGATAATCGGTTCATCGACAATTGTTCCGCCCCAATCTTGGTAGAAGTAGTTGGTATTAGTGTCAC